ACGTGCGTCAGTAAGGAACCCCTGCTTCTTTTCGGGATATCGATTACGCAAGTAGGTAGCGATACATACACCAAGCACGGAATCTCCTTCGAATTCAAGGCACTCGTAGGACTCATCTTGAAGGGGCATAACTCCAGGTGGACAGGGCACTAGTTGCGCAGGGCGTCCATCCGGAGTTGTATATTCCGTTCGTCGAACGTAGGTTGTGTGCACCATCGCAGTTTGGAAGATTCGTTTGTTTTGAACACGGTAATGCGGTAATCCATGTTTATGAAGAATCGCATGAATATCTCGTTCAGTAAAGTAACGGTTATGGGGATTGTAAGGATTATAAACGTCCATCATACATAATTTACTATATTCTGCATAAAAATCCATTTTAAAAAAAAGTGTCGTAGTATACCATACGTTGATGGTTAAACATCTTTATACTCTGGCGCTACGGGCTTTGCGGACGAATCAAGAGGTAACTACTCACTTGACCCGAATTCAACACGGATTCCTGCCGGACAAAAATATCGAACAGGCCAAACAGGTTATTGAAGATTTGCAGAAGATGCTATCGGAAATGCAACAGGTTCTCCGAGAGCCTGGAAAAGCGGACCATAATCATATCGTTCCGCTGAAGTAAAGTCTTTTGTTACATGTGTCGACATACAAAAAGGCATACTTCTTTTTGGTAATCTCAGTAAAGGTATTCTTTCCGATAGTATATTGGAATAGTCCTCCGAAGTAAAGTCCGGAGGCCAGAAACACATAATTTATTCTTCGTGGATAGGTTTAAGTTCGAACATGTAATCTGTACTTACAAGTTTAGGTTCATGTTTACGAACGATTTCTTGAAAGACATCTTCCCCGTGTTCGGGCAAGATTTCCACTAAATATTCCTGTAACTGCTTTTTTGATAGAGACCATCCTTTTTTCCATTCACCGGGCTTTTTGGTTACAAATATCATTTTTGATTTACTTAATTCAATTTTTTGTTGAAGCTCACTATGCTCATTGTATGCAGCTGCTAAATCCAGTTCAATAGTTTGACGTAATTCTCGAAGTAGTTTTGCTTCCGTATTAACTTCTGCTAAACGTTGATTGGTTTCGACAAAACGACGAAGAGGAGATGATAAAGATTCCATTATAGTTCTTTTTCCTTGGAGTACATATAATCCGTTTTTATAGACCTATTATAAAATAAGTATGTCTTGGCTTGATGATGATGCAGTTGAACGATTACGCACAGTATACAATAAAGAACATAAGAACGAAAGCCCCATTGGTAAAAGTTCTACAGAAACTGTATGGAATGAGCTCCAGACGCGATTACGTGAAAAATGTAAAACTGGACGTGCGGAATGTATTGTCGCATCGTTGCTGAAGCGCCCAAAGGCTCCGCAAGAATGGGCCGTCAATCGCTACGAGTGGCTATCGTCCGATGATATTGATACTATTGAAAAGAACTTTGCTGAACTCTTTCCCGATTATTTTTATGTAGGCGCAGTTCCTATGGATTTTGATCTAAAATCCGAAACTCAGGAGTGCTTGGTATCCGCACTTTGTTCCATGAAGCTACCTGAACTCTACAAGAAAGGTAAACATCGTATTGGAATTGTGATTAATACAGATCCGCATGATGGGCCCGGTCAACATTGGGTAGCCGTCTTTTGCGATATTCGTCCGGAGCTCGAGTATCCGCGCATCACGTACTTTGATTCCTATGCTCAAAATCCCGAACCAGAAATCAAAATCTTAATGAAACGATGGAAAGAACAATGGGACCGCGAGGAAGTTCATCCTACCGAAATGAAACTTACTTTCAATAAGACCCGTCATCAGTACAAAGACTCTGAATGCGGCATGTACTGCATATACTTTCATTACGCATGTCTTACCGAACTATCTATGGATAACCGTATTCCGGATGATGTTATTAATTCTTTTCGTAATTTATTGTTTCGAATGCCTGCCGTAAAAGATTCAGATGACAAAGAATAATGAAGTGGCTTCTTGCAGCATTGCTTGCCGCAATTTTTGTCTATTTGGTATACGATACATTTCTCCGTGATAAACTTGTTCCCTTGGCACCCCGTGGCCGTTTATGTGACTATACCGTTTCCGGTTCAGTATATGAAGATATTCCAACAGCGATTCATCGTGGAATCCGATTGCTCGAAGTTCATGTGTACTCCGATGAACGCGACCAGCCCGTCGTGGCCACACATCCGCAAAATAGTGGGCATGATTTTGCTTCCGAAAATGTATCCTTCGAGCAAGTTTGTGTAGATATTGAAAACGACGCCTTCCCTTCGAAGGACCCCTTTATCTTATCTATCGTTTCGCATACAGATAAAAGTGTAACTCTCAATAAGGTAGCCGAGCATCTTCAAACGATTACGCGTTCACGACTCTTTCCCGATAAGGATATTCAAAATGTACAGCTTGACCAGCTTGCCAACAAACTGATTCTTGTTTCCGGTGGAAATATTCATGGCACGGCATTAGAGCCACTATTGAACTTGAACTGGTCGGAGCCGGGTATACGCCGTCTAACGTATCAACAGGCTCTTCATCCGCGCGATCCCAAGGAGCTAAAACAATTTAATGAACATTTTATCACGATTGTGGCGCCGCAACCCGAGTTAAAAACTATAAATGCAAATCCAAACCAGCCGCTTGCGTATGGTTGTCAATGGAATTTTTTTGCTCGGGAGCCACCCGGGTTCGTGGCCAAATCCTTTCTCGGTGAGTAACAAAATGGAACCTACTGAAAATGAAACTATGGGTGGTAAACGTAATGCTTGGATGACGCACTTAAAAAAGACGATGCGTGCTCACAAAGGTAAATCTTTAGGACAAGTGATGAAACTTGCGAAAAAGACGTACAAGAAAACCGCGAAACGCGGCGGTGCCTTATCTCCTTTACCCTTAAAAGGCGGTCGTCGTCGTAGTCGTAAATCTTTATATTAAATTCTTATGCGACACGCGATAGGTTTTGCGATGATCACGGTCCTTAGTTCTACCTCCGCCGGATAACCGACGGCAGGTTTTACCATGGTATGTTTTCTTTGTACAACCGCTCTTATAATACGCCACATGATGTGCGTATCCTTTAAAACTAGGGATACTCACATTGATTTCATCAGAAAGCTGTTTGAGTAGACCATACATCCACTTCATATAACTTTTTCGGGAGGCTAAATCCGGTTCATTCGACTTTATATAGGACTCAACCCGCTTTTGAAGTTTAGAGAAGGGATACGCCTTGGCTAAATCATGAAGAAACTTGCGTTGAGTTGCCATATCGACTTCTTCAGGCTGCTCCGGATAGTTAAACGCAATAGAGAATAGAAAGTCACGCCCAGGTACTGCAGTAGGTTTCATACCCATGTACCTCTTTTTTACTTCTTCAAATTCCGGGTCCTCTTCCGGTTTGATTACGCTGGGGTCCTCTTCCGCCTGCTTTCGGAGCTTATTGTTCACCATGTTGTGGATTTCATATAGCCACTTACCTGGGTCTCCTCGCAAAGGATGGTCATGTACAAACTTGGTTGTGGATTCACGGCAATATTTACAAGGTAATATATCTTTGATTTGATTTAATACATCATCGGGATGCGGACTACGAAACGCAATCAAGTGAAAAAGTTGCCACGCAGGTGGCCCCCAAAACCTCGTATCCATTATTCATAGCTCCAAAAATAAAGTGTTATTCAAACAACAAATGCTCGATACGAAAGACATTATTATCTTAACTGCTGGTTTCTACCTCGGAAATGTTGTTTCCAAATTCTTTACGGCTTTATCGGATGGTATCATTACCCCGTTATTAGCTCCTGCCGCCGCCGCTGGTAAAGGTGTATCCGAATTCCAGGTCAACATTGGTGGCGTCAACCTCCGCGTTGGTGAAGTCTTAACGGCCTTAGTACAATTAATTATCTCCTTCGTCTTAGTTGTCTTCACGATTGGTTTACTCCGTACCTACTTCCTTTCCAAAATTGGAGCTCAGCGTGCTTAATAAAAAAGTAGTTTCCTAAACACAAATGGCGAAACGCACTCGTAAAGGTGGGTATTTATCATGGAATCCCTTAAATTGGTTCAAAGCGGCTCCGGACACTCCTGTTACGGATGATACTACTTCTAGTACTTCGACAACTATCCCCGAAACTTCTGTAACGGATAATACTACTACTGCTCCTACTTCTACTTCTACTTCTACAACAACGACTGGAGCTCGTCGTACTCGTCGTGGTGGGCGTCGCGGTGTTAAGAAGACCCGAAGCGGAAAGAAGTCCAACCGCCACTAGGAAGTTTACCATAATCCTGTTCTAATCGTTTGCGCAGCTCCTGTGCACTGGCTTTGGCTATTTCGTTATTTCGTTTCCAAGCATTAAACTCGGCCAATATGGTCGTCCAAATGATTCCGTCAGCTGGTCCATCACCCATCGTGGGTCCCGCTGGATGAATATATTCACTCATAAATTTCGCTACAGCATCCGATTCTTCTTTGTATTCGTTGGTATAGACCTCCACTTCTTTCGGAGGATTGAGTTTTGTTAGTCCTTTACCTTCCATATGAAGATGGACCAGATACGCCATAAAGCATTCGGCCCACTCTGGGGACAAGACTTTCTGCATAATCGTTTCATCCATCGGAAGCTCATTCGGTAACCGAGGTTCATGTACGAATTTGTTCGGGAAATCAATTACGCGTAATCGGCGCCATGTACCTCCATCTGTCGTATTCACTTTCGGTTTTTCGTTACAGGCCAAATGGCATTTTGCTTGAACATCAAATTCTACCATCTGTTTGCTGCCTTGGAATAAATCACGGGCGGATACTTTTTCTGAACTCGTAATTTCTTTCATGAATCCGGTGGATAACGGCGTATCTTCATCCGGTTCCGACATCATCACGAATCGTCGGCCCTTCATGCGTACCATTTCGGGAGAAGCGGCGCCCGCTCGACCTCGTTTTTGGGTAAACATCGCAATATTGGCTTTGTAGCAGTAATCGCCGAACGCGGTAGAGGTCAAGTTCATCAACATAGATTTACCATTTGAACCGGAACCTGTAAGAATATGGAAGCTTTGATTGAATACACCGGATAAGCAAGTGGCCAGATGTTTCAGGAAGTATTCGCGCACATTTTTGTTCGGTAATATACTTTTCAAGAATTTTTCTAGTTCCGACCAGCAAGCAAACTGGTGGTACTGTGTATCAACTGCGAAATCAATATTTGTACAGAAGCTAATGCAATCTTCGGAACGTCCTTCACGAAAGGTTTGGGTTAGCGTATCGTATACACCATTGTTGAAGGCAATCAGATGTTTGTTTTCATCGAGTTTCATCGCAAAGTCTTTATCGAAGAAGAGGGCCCGACATTCTTTCATCACGTTTTCTTTGAATTTTGTTGTTTTGAGTTTGATTCGGGCATTTGCATACTGTTTTTTACGAATTTCTGCTTGACATACTGGGCACGATGGATCGGGTTCTTTGGGGGTATGCGGGCATCCTCCACTATTTGCTAAATTATTCATCTCTGTTCGTTCTTTTTCGATATAAAGTCTGGCTATATCTGATGATAATCGGCGCTGTAATTCTACACCATTTTCTGTATTACGCCAGATATGGCCAACATAATGGTACCAATCATTATTCTTAAATTGAGCACATTTGAATTCATCTCGATATTTTGCATAAATAACTTGAGCTACATCAAATTCAGTACCTGATACAGCCGATTCATCAACCAATCGGTCAATGTTTCCTTCTTCAATTTGTTGAAATCCGTCGTAATTATCCAAACGAGATGTATACCGCAAGCTACCGAGACCGATACGTTCCCCTTCAACGCGAAATCCAAAGGACTGCCACATACGGTGCGCTTCTACTTCTTTGTAACGCGGGTCCTGTGCACTAAAGTCTAACCAAACACTTTCAAGATCTGGGTGAATATTTTTCAAACATTGTCCCCATTTAGCCCATTCACTGTAGTTTGCATAACGTTCGGAATTCAAGTTCATAATGTGCGCTCGAACATATTTTTCTTGAATTTCTGTTAGTGGAGCAATATAATTTCGACCAGGAGAAGATGCTCGTGATGAGGGCTGTTCTTCTCGAAATGTAGAACGGCCACGTGATTGCGCGCGTACAATTTGTTCTTCTTGTTTTGTAGTAATATCTTTACCAAGATCTGTTAGTGGAGTAAGTTCTTCTTCGGTAGACCGAACAGTATGTTTAGCTAATAATTCGGGAGTAACATGTACATCTATTTTATCGTTTATTGT